AGGGTCAGGGTGTGTAACCTTTGCAGGTTCATCAGGTGTCTCTGGGTCTTCCCATACAACACAATATTCTGTTCTGTGTGGCTCTAGCTTTTCTTTTGCCCAACACAATCGATTCCAAAGATGTGTGCCTTGAAATTCTGGTGTTTCTATTGTCATGCGAGGTCTCCATGTACTGTAACACAACCTTCTGTGTCACCTAATGTTCCACTTGTATTTCTTCTTCCATAACTTCTTAAACTGCCTGTTGCTCTATCAGCATTTTGACTCACAAAGCCATGACTAGTTCCTGTTCCTTCAAAGAAAAAATGATTAGTTTGTGAATAAGTTGCATTGCTCATAGAATTAGAAAAAGTACTAGTATAGTCTGCTGTGTCATTGTCTGTCATGGATGCCAAGTTAAAACTATCTTCTATACTGCCTGAATCAAGACCAACCCATGCTTTTGCACTACCATTAACAACAAAATCTGTATCAACAGACTTAGCTGTGCCTGTTATCTGTCCACTTGTTGATAATGTATCAAATGCTATTGTTCCGTTTGCCATTATGCTAAGTCTCCGTGTACTAATGCATTGTAGATTGCAGCATCTACTTCATCTGATGCGTGTGCTTGTCGGCACTGAAAACTACTTGTTGCTTGTGAATTTATTTGAGGTTTATCTGGAAAACCTGCTCCTGCTTGAGAACCCATAGTTAATGAGTAGTCTGCATTTTCCATGTTAGACCCAAAACTAAAATTATAAATACCAGTGCCACCATCTGTAACCCCTGATGAATTAGCTGCATTAAAACTGTCACCTAATGCTATAGTACTAGCTCCACCATTATCTATGTGAAACCATGCCTTTGCCAATCCTTGCTGTATACTTGTTTGTGCTGAATTTTCACCTCTAATAGTCAATGAATTGGCACTTGCACTCACCACAGGTGTTGAGCCAATGGTTAAGTTTGTTGAGGTGGACTTACCTGTGATTGTATCTACTGATAATGTACTCATGCTAAGTCTCCTGCTAATAAGGATTGATAGTGTTCTGTATCTGCTGCAAGTACAGAACCACCATCATTAGAACAATATGCCTGATATTGTGATGTTGTTCTTGCAAAGCTATCGTCTTGTGACATGGTATTTATACCATTAGAGGTCACATATTTAGCTTCAGTTCCACAAGCATAATTAGCATTTGCAAAATTGTTAGTTACTGTAAATCTATACGAACCCGGACCTATATCACTTAAAGTTGTTTGGTTAAAACTGTCCAAATATGCTTCAGTTACAAAGTTTGCACTAATCCATGATTTTACTAAGCCTTGTTGTAAATCCGTAGTAGTATTACCACCTTCAGTTTTTACAGAGCCAGTAAAACCTGCATTACCACGACCTGTTATATTGTCTACTTTTAAGCTACTCATAATACTGCCAACCTTCCACCACTATTTACAGTCAATGTTACACCACTGTTAACTGTAAGGTCACCTGTAACATTTGCATTCTCTGTAGCAAGTATTGTTATGTCTGTAGATAAATTTTGTGCGTTAAGTCTAAACATACCACCATTCTTAAAGTTACCTTTATTCTCTGCTGCAGGTGTTACATTTCCTGCTGCTAGTCCAAGAAAATATACAAAGACATTACCTGTTCCTGCAGGAGGGATTTCACTTGAAGCAAAAGTAAGAGTTGTGCCATCAGGCACAGTGTACTTAGAACTGTCTTGCACAACACCATCTACTGACACAATTATTGATTGCACATTAGATATTGTTCTACCTAAATTAAATGTATCTGTTGAACCATTGCCATCAAATCTTACAACTGCAGGTAAAGATTGAAAGTTGGCAGGTACGTCATTTCCTATGTATGCCATTTTATCTCCTACTCACTAATTGTATCTACTACAGAGACCCAAACATCTGCACTACTTGCAGTATCACTTTTTACTTTAAGTGCATCACCTGAAACCATAACAATTTTTGCACCACCATCCAAAACTTGCAAAGTAGATCCTACTGGTATAGGTGCATCTTTAACTATATGGATGTCGTTAGACCCATCATTAATATAAACCTCTACTGTTATTTGTGCTGTGTGAACATTTGCTATTGTTATACCAACTATGGCATCATCTGAGTTTGCTGTCCTTAAAGTAGCAGCACTTGTACCTACTGCATTTGCTGTGTTTCTTTCAAAATCTTGTGCCATGTTTTACTCCTATAAAGCTATAGCCATTGCTACAGCAAAACCTTTTGTTGCAGCACTTCCCCCTGTGTATGTTTTAAGTGCAGACGCTGCTACTTTTCTATTAGTGCCACCTGCTCCATTATCAATGATAAATAAATCAGCATCAGCTATAGCTTCACCTATATCGGTAGCACCATCGATATCTAATGCAGTCAACGCTACTTTATTTGCTGTTGATATAGTATCTAATTTAGTATCTGCTATCGCAGCACTAGATTTAATATCAGCGTTTACAATATTAGTGATAGTGTTGTTGTCAGAATCTATAGATTTGTTAGTTAGTGTATCTGTAGTAGCTTTACCAACTAACGTATCTGTAGCAGACGGTAAAGTTAGTGTAGCATCTGCTGTAGATGCAGGTCCAATAAGTGTTACCTTATTTGTACCATTATCACTATCTTCAAAGAACTCTAAAAATCCTGCACTAGTTGCACCATTTTTTAACTGCACACCTGCATTAGCTATCGGAGTTGTTAAAGTTTTGTTAGTGAGTGTTTGTGAACCTGATAACGTGGCTACAGTTGAGTCTATTGCAAAAGTAACAGCATTACCACTTCCACTTGTATCAATGCCAGTGCCACCTGTAAATGTAAGTGTTTCACTATCTAAATCAATACTTAATGCACCACCACTATCAGCTTGAAAGTCCAAGTCCTCTGCAGTTATTTGTGTATCAACATAATCTTTTACTGCAGCAGAAGTTGGAATAGTTGTATCATTATCATTAGATCCTATGCCCTCTGATTCTAAAACAATTGCAGATGCTTTAAAGTTATCTACTTCAATGTTAGATACAGTGTTGTTATCTACATCTATTGTTTTATTGGTTAGTGTATCAGTTGTAGCTCTACCGACCAGTGTATCTGTTGAAGTAGGAAGTGTTAGTGTGCCTGTATTGCTAATACTGCTTATTACAGGTGTTGTAAGAGTTTTATTTGTAAGTGTTTGTGAACCTGCTAACGTAGTCACAGTGGAATCTATTGCAAAAGTAACAGTATTGCCACTACCAGATGTGTCTATACCTGTACCACCAGTGAATGTTAAAGTTTCGCTATCTAAGTCGATGCTCAACGCACCACCACTATCAGCTTGGAAATCTAAATCTTCAGCAGTTAATTGATTATCAACGTAAGCTTTTACAGACTGTTGTGTAGGCACAAGAGTAGCACTGTTAGAAGTCATATCGTCTTCATCAACAAATGCTGTAATAGTTATTGCACCATCAGATAAACTACCGTATGTAAGTGTGCCTGATACATCTGCATTACCATTTATATCAATAGTGGTTGCAGCAATTTGTACTTCAGTATCTGCAACAATGTCTAATTGTCCGTCTGTACTAGAGTTAATGTATATTGCTGTATCTCTGAAAAATAATTTTTCATCAGATGATATGATTATGTCATCAGTAAATTGAAATCTGTCAGCATCATGTATCCATTTTATTTCACCGTCATCAGCACTAGTATTAAATGAAATTGTTATGTCGGAATCTGCTCCACTTCCAAAAGTTAAATTACTACCAAACAGTTTAGTGATTGGGCCGCCATCACCTGCAGTTGAACCATCGTGAGTGTGTCCATTTGATACATTAAAAGCCGATACTAAAGCATCAAATTCACTGTTACTTTGGGCCGCAGTTATCACGTCTCCGTCAGAATATGACGATTGTCTAGCTGAGTATCCTGCCATCTATCTTCTTGCTCCTAACTGATATTCTAATTGAAATCCTTTTAGTGAATATGGTGCAGTTGTTCCCCCATCGTTCACTCGTAAAGCTACTGCAAATCCAGACCCTTCCACTGGCTGTCTTACAAGAGGTTGTGATGCACCACCGTATGTTCCCGGAACAGATGAACTTGATCCGTATGTGGTAGTTCCATATATAGCTGCTATGTCTCCTGAATCCAGTGGGTAAGCAGCAGGTCGTGCTGAATCTTTACTTTCGTAATCGTACCTAACAAATAAGTCTGCATCAATTGATGATTCAGGAGCAAAGTTCACTATTACCCTTTGCATGTTTTTTCGTATCCCCGGATCGTTCATTGTAAGATCTGGACTACGATATCTTCCGTTTATAGCTGTACCATCAAAATCGTTACCTGATTCTTGTCTGTATACAAATCCGTCTCCTGATCCATGTAAAGCTATTACATTTCCTGAAGATACAAATGTGTCTGTTGACGTTGGTCTTATGCCTTTGATCTCTGCAAACTCAAACTGTTGTCCTCTAAGAACACATATAACTCCTTCAGTTGCATTTTCACCTTGCCCACTTTTTGTAAAAAATATTCTATACTGTGTTTTGTTCGGTATCACTATAGATGTAAAACTACCTGAATCCGATAAGTTGGCATCAAATAAACTTTGCACGTTAGAACTTATTGTGCCTAACTCAACGTCACCAATTCTTGCAGTACCTGCAATGGTACGTAATCCGTCAGGACCTAAGAAAATAAGATCACCTGCAAATTCTTGTATAGTTTGTCCGTTTACACATCCTATGTTTCTTGTTACAGGTTTGACTGCAAAGTCACTAGAGCTTGATCCTGTAAGTTGGAATATTCTATTTTCACAAAAGATAAACAAGTTATCTCGGAATACTTTGAGTCCTGTTATAGTATCATCAACTCCAATACTACCTGCAGGTAAACTACCACTAGTGCTAAAACTATCTTCATCAGAGCCTGCACTAAAAACTACTTCTTGAGGTGTGCTAGACATTCCTGCATAGAACATATGATCTTTAAATGCAGTTACAAATTTAGCACCTGACACTGTACTTTCACTTACATCTGTTGGTGTAAAATCACTAACGAATACTGTCGGTGCATTTGCACCATCTACAACAATTAACTTGTCATTACCATCAAAGTTAAATCTTTCAAAATCATATGTGCCTGCACTTGTTCTGCCAGTATCTCGTTCTGTCCAACTTGATCCACCCGGAGTGGCACTAAATATCTTTTCACCTCTCGCTGCAACAACACTTGATCCAAACGTTGCAACCATAAGCACCTCTTCACTTGATGAACTTGTTTGTGGCACGACTGCCGTTACGTATTTACTGAAGCCAGTTATTCTTCTGTAGCCACCTTCAATGTCAGGTTCAAAGTTAAGAAGCTCAAGTGCTTGACCGGGTTTCATTATAAATGTAGATTGGTTAAGGACTAACCCACCTTCACATACAAATGGAAACGCACCTGTCTGACTTAGCTCTGGCATTAGACGGCTCTCATATATAATTGTTTGTTAATTAGTTCTACACGCATACGTTTAATTGATTTTTCAAATTGCATTTGTGCAAGTTGTGCATTTTGTGTTTCACCACGCAAAGTAAAAGCATAATACTTTGCTCGTTCTATTATTACGTTTTCAAATCTTTCAGGTATGGTGGATTCATCTGTTGCACTGCTCAATGCTGTGTGAGTAGCATAATAATAATATTTCACAGTATATGTGCTTTTATCAGGCACAGGAGATAGACCAATATTATTTTGTGGATCTTCGTAAACATACACTGGTATGGCTCGTGAGTTACCTGTCGGATCTGTGTCTCTTTCGTGATAATTGTCAAGATATTCACTGTAAGTTATAAACTCAAGTGTAGTTTCTTTCTTGTCTGCAGCTTCAAGAAATGTGAAGCTATCAAAGTCTACCGTCTTTGTGTTTGTTGTGCTTAGTGCAGATCTAGTGTAAAGACGTGTACCTGCAGTGGTTGTAAAACTTTTGTTAACAACTGTAAAGGGCCACTCAGTATCTGCGTTTATTATATCATCTATAGCACGATTAACATAATCTTTTACTGCAGTTTGTATACCTCGTGATGAACTAAACGTGCTACTTGTTAACTCGACTTCGTTTAGATCTCTTAGCACGTTGTTGATTAATACTAGATAACTGCTCGCCATGTTTTAGCTTCTCTTGGACTTTTTTAGTTTCTAAATAATCTT